AGCTGCCATATTAGGTGCTATATACGGCACGGAGATGCGTTTGCTCACGGATGCTGGGCGTATCACTAAAGTCGAGTGCGACCCTATGTTTCCTGTACATACAGCATGGGATTTGGGCTACAACGATGCTACGGCTATTTGGTGGTTTCAGGTGGTACATGGCGAGATTCGGGTATTGGATTACCACGAAGCACATGGGCAACCCATCATTTACTATGCAAACCAAATCAAAGAACGACCTTACGAATACGGCACACATTGGCTACCCCATGACGCTCGTGCAAAGACATTAGCAAGTGGTGGTAAGTCAATAATTGAACAATTAATGGATAAATTACCCCTAAAAAGCGGAAATTTGTTTAAAATTGTTCCAAATCTGTCATTACAAGACGGTATTCAAGCTACAAGGATGGCATTAGCTAGGACTTGGTTTGATGGTTTTAAATGTCAAGATGGGATTGAGTGCTTGCGACAGTACCAAAGGGAATACGATGAGGATAAGAAAGTATTTCGAGATAAGCCTAGACATGATTGGACTAGTCATGGAGCGGATGCTTTTAGGATGCTTTCTATTGCTTGGCGAGATGAAACAGAAATTGAAAGACAAAATCAGCCGATTAAAGGCATATTTGTCGGACAGACTGATGTGACCCTTGAGGAAATGTGGAAAAGCACACCAAAAACTAATTACCAAAGGTATTAAGTATGAACGATACGCTAAATAAGACTTACGAAGATTGGTACAACACCATCGCCCAGTATGACAAATCATTTAGGGAATGGGAAGCACGAGTACCCCGTATTATTAAGCGTTACCGTGATGACAGCCGTACCCGTAATAACCCTAATGCTCGCTTTAATATCCTTTGGTCAAATGTTCAGGTTATTAAGCCTGCTATCTTTGCAAGACTTCCCCGCCCTGATGTAAGCCGTAGATTCCGTGACAACGACCCGATTGGGCGTGTAGCGTCAATGATGCTTGAACGGGCGTTGGAATATGAGATTGAACACTATTCTGACTACCGCTCCGCTATGGATAATGCGGTGCTTGACCGATTATTAGGTGGGCGTGGCACGGCATGGGTGCGTTATGAACCACATATTGTTGCAGAGCAAAACGACCTAAACACAGGGTTAGCTGGTCAAGATGTAGGCAATGGAATACAGATTACAGAGGATGCCGATGAAGCTGAAACGGAAAACGCTGAATTATTGGAATCGCAAGAACGCATTGAGTATGAGTGCGCCCCTGTGGATTATGTTCATTGGCGTGACTTTGGTCATACTGTTGCTCGTACTTGGGAAGAAGTAACTGCCGTATGGCGTAAGGTCTATATGAGCCGCCAAGCATTGATTGACCGCTTTGGCGAAGAAGTTGGTGGCAGTATTCCGTTAGATACAAAGCCTGAATCCGACAAATGGGCTACCAAACAAATGGTTGCCGAGCATTATCAAGCTTGTATATACGAAATTTGGGATAAAGAGCAAGGTAAAGTCTTTTGGATTAGCAAGTCGATGGGCGAAATTCTTGATGAAAAAGATGACCCGCTACAGTTAGAGGGCTTCTTTCCATGCCCCAAACCGTTGTATGCCACGCTAACCACAGACAACCTTGAGCCTGTGCCTGACTTTGTTCTATACCAAGACCAAGCCAAACAGTTAGATACCCTTGCAGACCGCATCGATGGGCTTGTAAACGCCTTAAAAGTGCGTGGTGTATATGATGCTTCAGAAAGCGCATTAGCCCGTCTGTTTTCTGAGGGTGAAAACAATACCTTGATTCCAGTCAAGAATTGGCAAGCATTTGCCGAGAAACAGGGTATGCGTGGTGCGATTGACCTTGTTGACCTAGCCCCATTTGCCCAAGCCCTACAAATGGCTTATCAGGCGATGGAGCAAGTTAAGGGCCAAATCTACGAAATCATGGGTATTGCCGACATTCAGCGTGGTCAAACCGACCCCAATGAAACGCTTGGCGCACAGATTATTAAGTCTAATAACGCTAGTGGTAGGCTTAAATACCTACAACACGCAGTTGTGGATTTTGCCACCGAACTCCTAAAGATTAAGGCGCAGATTATCTGCAAGCACTTTACTGAGGATACGATTGTCAAGATTAGTGGTGCAATGCAACTTAGCCCACAAGACCAACAGTTAGTGCCACAAGCCCTACAACTGCTTAAAGACGAACCCGCTAAGAACTTCCGTATTGAAGTTACTAGCGATTCAATGATTTACCAAGATGAGCAACAAGAAAAAGCTAACCGTGTTGAGTTCTTAACGGCAGTTAGCCAGTTTATGAACCAAGCGTTGCCGATAGCTACCAACGCACCTGAATTGACCCCATTACTGATGGAAATGCTAAAGTTTGGCGTGACTGCATTTAAGGCTGGAAAAGGCATGGAAGGGCTTATTGATGAAACTGCCGACCAATTTAGAAATCAAGCTAAAGCGATGGAAGGCCAGCCTAAACCACCGCCAGTTGAGATTCAGAAACTCCAAATGCAAGGTCAGATGGAACAACAAAAACAAGCGGCACAATTACAGGCTAAACAGGCTGAAGCTCAGATTGCCGCTCAACTTGAACAGCAGAAGATGGCTGCCGAAATGGAATTGGAAAAGGCTAAACAGGAGTATCAGGCACAAGAGAATCAGCTTAAATTCCAACTGGAAGAACAGCGTAACGCTCAAGAGCGTGAGATGGAGATGAAGTTGGCTCAAATGAAGATGATGACTGAGCGCAACACCCAACTCCTATTGGCTTACATTAACAACGGGGCTAAAATTGAAACCGCCCGTATTAGTGCTGGTGTAGATTCAGGCGAAGGAATTGCCGAGGAATACACCATGGATGAGGATATGCTAAAGGCTCAAGAACATCCGTTAGCCCCCATCGCCAACGCTATTGCCCAAGGTAACCAAGAAATGACGGCTACTTTAGGCGCATTGATTGATAAACTTAACCAACCCAAACAAGTTCTCCGTGATGAGAACGGCAAAATCATAGGAGTAACAAATGGCTAGTAATCTAAAGTATTCCAATGGCACACGAAATGCCCAACAAGTCGGACTGATTACCTACGCTGGGTCAGGTGCGTTAATTAACATCTATTCAGGTAGCCAACCCGCTAATGCCAATACCGCTATATCAGGGCAAACCCTATTGGTTACCCTTACAGTAACAGGCTCATTTGGTACGGATAGCAACGGTACGATTACTTTATCGACTGTGACCAACGGCACGGCAGTAGCAACTGGCACGGCATCATTCTTTCGTATCACCCAATCTAACGGTTCTACGGTAGTTATGGATGGTTCGGTAGCTACAAGCGATGCTGACTTGGTGCTAAACAATACAAGTATTGCTACGGGTCAGGTTGTCAGTATCTCCGCAGGCACGATTATCAGAGCAAACCAGTAAGGATAAATTATGGCTTTAGTCCTCAAGGATAGGGTCAAAGAAACTACGACCACGACTGGCACAGGCTCATTTAGCCTTGCAGGGGCAGTCACGGGCTATGATTCGTTTGGTCAAATTGGTTCAGGCAATACCACTTACTATGCGGTTTACCTTGATGGTGGCTCAGAATGGGAAGTGGGTATTGGTACTTACACCGCACCATCTACGCTATCTCGTGACACTATCTTAGCGTCTAGTAACTCAGGAAGTATTGTTACATTTAGTGCAGGGCAAAAGACCATTTGGTGCGATTACCCCGCAGGCAAGGCTGTATATACAGACGCTACAGGCTCAATTAGCCAAACCATCGTAAATATCTCTGGCATTACAGGCGATATATCTACCCCTGATTCCATTACTTTTGACACAACCGCAGCAGAAAACTCAGCCACAGCCAAGCTGTTTTGGGATGACGGTGACGGTGTTCTGTCTAACGGACTAAAAGGCGGCAATGTAACACTACAAGTCGGCACGCAACAATATGCACGGGTTTATAACGATAGCGGTACAACCTTAACCAAGGGCCAAGTAGTCTATATTTCAGGCGCACAAGGTAACCGTGTAGCCGTAAAACTAGCTAGGGCTGATGTAGAAGCCACATCTTTTGGCACGATTGGCTTAGTTGCCGAAACCATGACTAGCGGTGCAGAAGGCTTCATTATCGTATCGGGTGCTTTATATAAATTAAATACACAAGGCTTAACTGCTGGTGCAACGGTTTATTTATCACCTACGACTGCGGGTGCAGTAACCACTACCAAACCCCAAGCCCCTGACCAGTTAGTAGTTATAGGTTGGGTCGAGCGGGTTGATAACATCGTAGGGTCTATCTATGTCAAGATTGATAACGGCTACGAATTAGACGAACTCCATGATGTACGCATTACTA